TGTTTGGCTGAATTCGGCAGGATTAGCTGGTGACACGATATTCATGATGAATTCTCGTTTTTGCACCCTGATCCTGGCTGCACCTGACGGTGCGAAACTAATATTCCCTGCACCATTATCCGCATCCACTCCTTGCATGATGGAATTGCGTTGTATGGTGTAATCACCGCGGCCGGAAAGTTGGGCAATGGCATGTCCCACTGACTCTCCAACTCCTCCTGCCACGGTTTTCCCTATGGACCTAAAGGTGCCACGGGGAAGTTTCTTCAACACACGGTCATCAACGTATTTCAGTGCTTTAGTGAAATAGTTGCCTCTACCGTGCATTTGTTGGGGCATAGCACGTGACATTGCTCTGTCCATGCGTGACTGTGCCACTCTGTCTTGTATAATTTTACCGGATACACGCTCTCCACGTGCCCTAGCTCTCTTTGCGATTTTCTGTGAATCGCTCATTTTTCTTTCTTTTCTCTCTGATGTATGGGATACCACTCAGAGGAATGGGACTGTACATCCTGTAATACTTAACGTCGACCCGTGCAGTCTCTTGACTTTCCGCTTTTCTGCTTAGTACTCTATACGTTTTAGGTCGTTAATTACAGAACCCCATTACCACATAATGTTCCAGTCGGTCGGACTGTCTCCGAACTCGACTTCGTCATAGAACTCCTCCATGATAACTTGCATGTGAGGCTCGATTCCTGTGGTCATGTAGAATTCAAGTCTGTCTTCACATGTGTAACTTATTGCAGCCAAATTTCGCCTGTCCACACCTTGTTTCATTACAGTGTAGTAGGTATAATTGTGTCCATACAGTATGGCTGTGTGCTTAGGCTTGAACCTTAACAACCCAGACAATCTAATAAGACATCTGTAGAAGTTATGGTACACAGGCACTCCACAATTGATGTGGCAACCACCCATGCCCACTGCAAACATACGATCAACATATTGATCGCTGCCACACAGCATCACACAATCTTTCTGCAAACATTCTGGACGACGTATCATCCTGTACGCACCACCTATACAAATCGGTGATGACTTACAAAACTCAAGTTTGTTCAACTCCGTCACTTCTGAGTCCTCCACTTTCAAATGGAACCCATATTTGACTAATGTTGCTTGCAACTCTATCAGATCAATTGATTCATCACTGATAAAGCCAAAGTCGTCGCCACAATCCAATGGCTCAATTTCTATGTCGGGCAGCTCGTGTATCATGATCAAATTAATAATCACGTGTGCAGCACAAGCCGTCCATGGAGACCCATCGTTCAACATTTCTGGCACCTCAGCGACAACACGATGTAAAGTTCCGTCTTCATCTGGAACTTGACACACGCACTTACGCTTCTTAGGCCTCAATGCTTCAAAAGCGCCCGGTAGCACTTTATCGATAGCTTCAGCAACGAATTCTAGAGAGTCTTTTGATGCGTGCTGTGAAAATCTTGAACAGTCTAAGCTGGTATACTTCCTACCAGCATTAAATCTCGCCCATTTCTTAGCCACTATTACTCCCCACTCAAAAGGATTGAGCCCTTTACTGCACACTGGGTACTCGACATTCCTGTGATTATACCACAGTTGATCAAGTGCCCTATATAGTGACAGATGCCCACCCTCCTCATAGCTCTTTACATAAACTCCTTGCTTAATTATCTCCTCTTCATGATTTGGGTTAATCATCCTAGGCACTCCACTTTGCTCCCTCTGAAACTTAGTGAACCCTTTGATGTTTTCCCACAGATCATCATGAAAATGCCTGTACATGTTCTCGAGTGCTAACCGATAACACTTACGCCTATGTACAGGCATCGCTTCGACACATTCATCCATTGAAATAAGTCTTCTATCACCTAAAAGAAGGGCCAGGTCCTCCTTCAGGTAATTTAATTTGTTAAAAATTCCTGGCATAGGTTTGATCACACGGCTGTAACCATCCCCATAATTTACGATGAAACACCGCAGTACTAAAGCCTCTAGAGTATTAGACAACGAAGCGCTATAGGTCGTGTAACCAGCTGTAATATACTGGCCATCCATAGTCTCGATTGGTATGTCTTTCTCTCCTCTAGGCATGAGCCCAGTGAGGATTGTTGTCCTGCGATGAGGATATTTTCTTTTTCTGCCCAATGGGATGAAAGTAATTGGTAGATCGAACTCGAGGATTAATTTCTCCATCTCGCTCACTTTACCTCTACACATACTTACACACCCCACCGGGCGCCCCTAACAAGTGCTCCCCAACATATGGGGAATCATAGTCTGACATCTTGTGTCAGCACTAAGGGCTTGGATCATGATGGGCATTAATGCTAAGCCTGTCTTGTGGCTCATCTTCCCTTTGTCAATCTCCTTTGTCAGTCCAACTTGTACTTTATAAACTAATGCTGCTTTGTCTGTTGCTGCCATCTTATCCTTGGCAGTCATACCCCAGACTTGTAGCTTCAGCTTTGCGTACGTATCGCTGTACTGGTCCAGCAGTTCCAACGAGCGTTGTACTACCACTGGATCTCGACGATTGCAGAACCATCCGCTGGTTTCCGCCAATTCAGGAACTTGATCCCTGTCGCCATATATCCATCTCCGAAAATAAGAGAACTTTTTCAACCTTAAGTTTCCCTCACTCAGAGTGTTCTCCAACGCAACAGCTGACACTGCCAGCTCTTTACGCTCTCTGATACGACCCACTACCTTCCTAACAAGATGTCTCACTAAACGCCCCCTACTAGGACGAAGTTTAAGACTACGCACGTCATCATACAATGCACGTTTGTTAAGAAAATGTAATACTGGATCCTCCCATTCAGGGGGGTCATACCGCGCTTTTCCGACCAGTCTTGCCACATAATCAGGGTCACACGTACATTTCACATCGTTGCAAAAACAGCACATGCCTTCATAGATGACAGCATAAGCCTCATCATCTACGTAAGCAGTGCTATCAACATGATTCATGATAACGGTGTCCTCTGGTAACACATTCTGATCCTCTGTGAATCTAGGGTTGCAAACTGTATTAGCAATCATCCCCTTCATCGTTTGCTCTGGTAGCAGCCAGTCCGTCAACTGACAACTCTTCTCCCAAAGACTTCCACACGCTCTAGACACAACTTTTTGGACATCATCTAATGTTGTGTTTTCGAACCTCGTTCGAGCAGCATTTACTGCTCTTCTCCTACGCATGCGTGCACGGTGACCTAAACCGTGCACATTCGCTACTGCCCCCACTAACTCGATATTGATATTCATGTCTGAGTCGTAGTAGTGGGTGTTGGGAGCTAAAACGTCCTCCGAAGAAGACGAGTGGTATTCATACCATTGGAGTATACCTCCCGAAGCCGCTCACCCTCACAAAAAGCTGCACATCGAACATTAATTAAGTTGGACCCCAACGGTGGATTTCTCGACACCAGTCCTACTCCTTCGACGCACATTAGTTCTCACTACAATCTGTAAAAATGTGTCATACAAGCGAACGCCCCACGAAGCATCACCTAATGCAGCAGATAATTAAACCGGCCGAC